CCTCCAGCGCCTGTCTTCCACGCATCTTTGGTGGTACCTACCCGAATGAAATCGCAGTATCGTTTCTCGACCCGATACTGGCCGTTTTGGGAGGACAGATATTCGCGGGCAATTCCGGCGATATTGCTGGCGTGGTTGTGGGAGATGACAATTGTGTCTGCGCCTTCGATCCATGAATACATGCGCCGCAGATCCAGCAATCCCATCGTGGCAGGACTGGCTCCGGACCCGGTTCCGTGTTGATATCGAACGGTATATGTCAGGTGCGTGTTGCCGCAGTTGAACTGGAACTTGATCCAGCCACCATATCCGCCGGCGGAAACCAGACTATTGGATCGTTCCTTGATGGCGCGGACAAGATGTTCGGTAGGGCACACCTCGTGGTGGCGTCTCCAACCGTTTTCGTGGTTGCCTTCGGCCATCATTGCAATGTGTGTCCCGGACTTCGCGTAGATGTCTGCTGCCTGTTCAATGACCTTGTCGAAATAGGCATCTGACATGAGACTGCTGCGGAGCATGGCTTTGTTGCCACGCTTGTCGCCGACGCCGCACATGAGATCAAGTTGATCGCCAATGCAACAGATGACCGCATCACGCTCAACTGCTTCCTCGAGCAATCTTGCCAGCACGTCATTCCGCGCCGAAGGGTTATCGACGTGATTGTCAGCCAACAGCAATATCCATTGCTCCATCTTGCTGGCCGATGGCTTTGCGATCTTCACAACATGAACATTCTTGCCATGATGTTCAACAGTCCATCCGCGCTTTCGATCAGGAAACTTCTCGCGCAATGGTGCTTTCGACAGGATCTCTCCCGCAGTAAGAATTGGTGATTTGGATTTCTTACGCGCCACCCTTGACCTCCCACCGCTTCAGGTGCAGTTCGACTCGAGGGTTCTTGGCATCGACCATGATGACCATTGGCAGGTGTGTCAGCGCCGAGTCATCCTCCAGCAGGCCGGCATCAACGAGCCCATCGAACGTAGCCTTCAGAGCTGCCAGGCAGTTGTCTTTGTCGCGCTTGCGATTTGTCGAGGCATACCAATGGACGGCGCAAGTCGCCTCCTTCCACCCACCCTGTTCGTCTGCTTCGTGCATTGCGATCTGGGCCGCAGCCCACGATTCGACGCGCGCTTTCTTCGTGGCCTTCGCGCGGATAGCCCAGTGAACCCTTGAGTTCGCATGAAGGCTGCGAGCCGGTATCCCAACAGTCACGGTGAGTACGTCGGGCATAAGCGCATCCTGCCACGCTCGGAGCATGACCGCAAGGGCAGAGGCCGTCCGTGGCCGCTCGCCCGTCATTGTGTGTGCATCCTACTCATCGTCGGACGTTCTCGGTCGGCGGAGCCGGCGAGGAAGCGGTTCGACGGCAGCCCAGATTTGAGCAGCCAGCCGTAGTCCGTGTCTGGCCTCCTCCATGTCCAGCGCGGTTGGATAGTGCTTCAGGCACCGCCTGGCTTCATCCCGAATTGCGGATGGCACGCCCGGCGTCCGCTTCGGATCGCATAGTGCGCCGAGGAAATGGCGTGTGCGCGAGATGGAATTGAACCGCTCGACTGGCAGCGTCATGCATTCAGCGTATCACCTGATTCCATCAATGCTAGTCCTCGCGACGCACTCAATGACCTGATTACAGCCTCGTCCTCTGCCGTGAGAACTTTCTTGCGCAGCAGATACAGGTGCCTGACGAACTCCTGTTCGGACATCAACGTGTTCGCCAGGCTTCCAAAGTACGTTTCTGCATGCTGGTTCAGAGGCTGCACGATGAACGTGGCCTCTTGTGAGTTGTACATCGCGACGAATGCCGGCAACGGTCGATGCCTGTATCCATCGGCAAGCGCAATCAATGCCCGGTAGGTCGCATGCTTCTTGTCAACTGGCTTCGCGTTGACGTGCTTGTACTCCACCAGAGCGACTGGCATGCCGTGGTTGTACTCGCACATGATGAAATCTAAATCGACGGCTGGGCAGTTCACGCCCCAGGCGCGATGCCTATTGCTGATCCACTCGTCGCGCCAACCATTCCTTTCAGCTCGGACGATCACTTGGTGTTCTCCTCGTAGCAGTCCCAGGCCCATTCCAGTGCCCATCCTTCGGGCGTTCCCTGTTCCTTCGCAACCTGCATTTCGCACACGAGTCGCCGCGCCTCGTCGCGCTCGCGGCGCAGGCTTTCGATCTCATCCGAAATGCCTTTTCGTTGTTCATCACGCTTGAGCATGTGCCTCACGTCCTGCTCTGTCGTGTAAAGGCGACCACCGATACGTCGCGCCACAAGTCTTCCATTCAACTGCCAGCGCCATATCGTTGCTCGGCTTGGCTTGAACCCTGTGATGGATTCAATAAGACCTACAACCTCGGTCATTCCAATCGCTCGCCTTGAAGTGACCTGTGATGTTTCGTCGGTCGCTGGGTCTGTCGGTTGATGATTTGTCACGCGAACACTCCTTTCTTTTCCATCGCTGCCCAAACGATTCCGGTGGAGTACGCACTCCACTCCTCGACCCTGCCGGGTAGCGGCTCGCCACCGAGCGCGCCGACCTGTCTCGCGTAGGAGACACCTACCGCGATCTCCTCGCGGGTCGCCAGCATGAGCATCCGCCTCATGTCCTCGCGGTCGCGCTCAACCTCGGCTGGGTTGATGCCTTCCTTCCACGCCTGCGCCTGCACAACCTCGCGCCGCTTGTTGCGTCGGATCTCTCCGACCAGTTCCTCCGGCTTGACATGGGAGCGAGAAAGTGTGCGCCGCATGGACTTGCAGGCGGCAGCGATCTCCTCGTGGCTGAACTCCTCCAGCACCTTCGCGGCCTCGTCGTGCCGCTTGGAGTCAGGCTTCGCCCATGTGCTGCCTGCGAAATGCTCAAGGATCGTGGCTCCGGTTTCGGGTCTCATGGTGTGTTACTCCGTGCAATCGCATGGCAAGGTGTCATCGGTTTCACATGACGATGATGGAAACAGTTGCCCCTGAATAGTCACTTGATGCAATAGGGTTTTGATTGATGGTCGGTCGAATCTGAATTGATGCCCAAATTCTTCCTCCATCTGAATCCACCATTTTGCTCGTTCTGGCATCTCTTGAAGCACATGGTTGATCCGATGATTTGATTTGAGAAAGCAAAGATCGCAGTTGCCAAAGTACTTCTGATCATGAGGCCACGGCAAATCAAAATCGGATGCCTTCCAAAATGCAAGAACTTGATCCTCTGTCACTCGCGCATCTGCCAGCGGTATTGCCAAGTCGCGATTTGTGATTCCGCGAATCCTTGCCACTCTTCGTGGCTCGTCTGCTCTGATTCCCATGATGCAAACAAACTCATTCAGTCCGAGAGATTTCATGTATGACTCCATCGGTTTGACTTTGAGTTCGCTTGTACAAAATCGCATCGGTGGACTTGGCAACCTTTGCTTTTTCCTGATCATGTCTGCGAAGTGACGGCCTGTCTGATCTGCGGTTGCATAATTCACGCTCTTCCAGCCGGGAGAGGTTGCGCGGTATTCAATCCATGTAATCGGACACCACCTCGTTTCAATCTCATGCACAAAGTCAAGTGTGGCAGGATGCTCGCGTCCCGTGTTTGCAAACAGCACATGACCGCCTTCTGGAAGCGTTCCGTTCCATGCGTCAAGGATCATTCGCAGCATGTAGCCCGAAGTGCGCCCGCCGCTGAATGAGACATAGAACGGCGGTTCGATCTTGTATGGGTTCATTGTGTCTCCACAGGGTCAAGGTAGCGGCCTTGGCCGAGCCACGTCGCTGGGTGCGGGATGAACTTCGGGTCGGTCGTGCGATGCTTGTGCGCCAGCGCGTCGATGCGCTCGCCCATGTAGATCAGGGCATCGGTCGGCTCGTCATGCTCGATGTCCTCCATAATCTCGCGAACGCCCTTGTCGAGCAGGGCCATCGCCCGCTTCTTGCCCACCTTGCGAGGGAACTTGAGCCATAGAGCCTCCAGCGCGGCCTGCGGGATCGTGGCTCGGCGGTTCGGCTTCGGATCATTTACGGATGAATCAGGCTCGACGGCGGAGCCGTTGAGCGAGATTGAGTTCTCTGGTTTCTGTTCTCTGACCTCTGAACTCTGAACTCTGAACTCTGAACTCTGAATCGCCATCCCGTAGCCATCCAAATTAGATGGCTGTTCGATGGCTGACGGATGGCTATTGCTATGGCTACTCCATCGCTGTTCAGCACCACGCCTACCTCGCTCCGCAGCCGACTCACTCTTTGCTCGCATGGTCGCGCGGTCGCGCTCCTGCCTCGGGTTTCTCCGCAGACCGTCCGGCCCGATTGCGAACTTTGATTCCAGCACTGGCCAGCACGCTTTCGCACCCGGAGCCATCCGGTCAATGCGATCGACTTCACCGGGCAGCCCGCCGTTCACCCACGAATACCACAGCAGGGTGATATAGATGCCACGCTCCTCCATCGTCCACGATGCGGTCGCGTTCAGGAAATCGCTGCCGTAGAACTTGAGGAACGCCAGCGGCGATCCTTCGCTACGTTCGGTCGATACACTCACTCAAAGCCTCCTGCCGTTCTATACACGGCGGTTACGGTTAGAAGCGGCTCGCCACCCACGGCGGGCCGTTTCGCTTATTGTCCCGACTTCAGCCTGGATTGCAAGTCTGCCACGCGCGCGCGCAGATTTTCGATCTCCCGAGCTGCTTCGCGGAACAGCGCAGATTCGTAGTGCGCCAGCGTGTACTCGGCCATTGCTCGCTGCCGGCGCTGGATCGAATCCTCTGCCATCGTCGCGTGCAATAGCAGGCGGTCATGGATATCACGGCGCGGCTCGCTGGTCATGCCTTGAGTGTACCGCTGCAATCCGCTCGCCAATCCATGCCATGCAGTTGCACGCCATGCTGTTTCCGAGCGCCTTATAGCGCGGGCCGTCAGGGCATTGATCTGCGGGCTTTCCGCGGTACGGGATCAGCGTCCAGTCATCCGGGAATCCCTGAAGCCTCTCGCATTCGCGAGGCGTGAGTCGTCGCACGGTCATGGCCTGCGCCACCGCCGCGTGTGCCGCGTTATCGCGGGCAAGCGTGTGGCATGGGTCGCCAGGCTTTCGGTTCTGCCTGTTGACAGGCGCGGTGATCTGGAACAGGTCGTATGGCACAGGCTGCGCGACTGGTATGTACGCGCCGTGACCGTCCAACTCCGTGTGCGACCGCAGGCCACGATTGCCGAGCGTTCCAGCGGTCGGCTGCGCGATCATCGTGAAACCATCAGCGCGGCTGTAGTCGTTGCTGGTCGTTTCCAAACACGGCGCTACGCCGTGGCTTGTGAAGATGCCACCGCTTCCAGCGCCGCCTTCAGCATCGGTGGCAGCGCCTTTCCGCGTCTTTCCGCTCGCCTCAATATGCCGCTGCAAGCCTTCGCGGATAGCGAGAACCTCGGCGGCAGCGGTCCAGTCTCCAAGACATCCGACAACGAACACACGTCGCCGGCGCTGCGGGACGGCTCTGGGCCATCGGCCCACTCGCACGTATTGAGCGTCCAGCACTCGGTAGGACCACCCATACCCGAGTTCGCCCAACGCCCGGAGGAAGGTGCCAAAGTCCCGTCCTCCGCTACTAGACAAGACACCGGGAACATTTTCCCAGACAACCCATCGAGGCTTGAACCGAGCAGCAATCGCAAGGTAGGTGAGCATGAGGTTGCCGCGTGGGTCTTCAAGTCCCTTGCGGAGTCCCGCGACGCTGAAGGACTGGCAAGGTGTTCCTCCGACCAGAATGTCGATTGTTCCTGGCTCAATGGGCCACTCCTGAAACTTGGTCATATCGCCGTAGTTCGGTACGGCAGGAAACCGATGCGCCAACACGGCGCTCGGAAATGGTTCGATCTCGCTGAATCCGACTGGCTCCCAGCCGAGGTGATGCCACGCAACGCTCGCGGCCTCGATGCCAGAGCAGACGCTCAAGTAGCGCATTTAGCAAGTTCCTCCACGATCGCATCACGCGCCTCCTGAATCCACGCAGCTCGGTCGCTCTGGTTTCGATAGCACCGCTCCACGCGTCCAAGCATGTTCTTCGTGTTGCTCGGTGCGCTCGAGACCAGCACGGCAATGCGACTCGCCGATAGCCCGGTCAGGTTGTGCAGCGCATCAAACGCCATCAGCCTTGCGATGACGCTGTCCTTGTCCTTCACGCCCTTCGCCGGCCAGGCAAACCCACGCCCGGCCAGCGCCCGCTTCACGCCCTCAAGTGCTGGCTTCTGGTGATACATCAGGAAATCCTCAATGTGGGCTGCTTCTCCACCAACCGCGCGAACGGCAGCGTCGCGCCGCCTTCGAGCGCCTCGCGGATTGCATCCTTGTCGATCTCTCGCGTGACCACCTCTCGGTAGTAGGCATCCGGGATCGCGTCCACGATCTCGAGCGCCTGCTTGCCACCGGGCATCGCGAGCGTCACGCGCCAGCGCGATGTCTCCAACTTCTTCATGCCTTCCGACTGCATGATGCGCAGCACGTGCGACCGGAACCAATCGGCAACTGCCTGGTCGCGCTTGGCCCTTTGGCGCATCCGGTCGGCTTCTGCCTTGCGCGCCTCGGCTCGCGCTTCGATGTCGCGCACCAGCGACAGCACATCGTCGATGGCCGCCGGCAGCGAATCCGCCTGCCGAGCCAAGATGTCAAAGTGTCCATCCAGTTCGGTGATGTCTCCGCCAGATTCCGCGCTGGCCTGGATCATCTCCTCCAGTTCCTGCGCCGCAGCAGTCGCTTCGTACAGTCGTGTGATTGCACTCATGGTTATGTCCTTTCGTGTATATGAAAAGCCCGAGCGGGAATCGCTTCACCGCCCGGGCCTTCCGGGTGCGTCAGAATGGGATCTCGTCCTCGGCTGGCACCGTCGCCGCCGCTGGCTGCTCGGAGTTTACCGCGACGCGGATGCCGTACAGGGTGAGCCCGTACTGACCCGACTGAACGAATGCATCGACCGGCTGGCCGCCCATGCAGTCTTGCGCAGCCAGCATCACGTTCTCGTCGAAGCACGATGCCCACTCCTCGCCCGCGTCAGACTCGAACAGAATCGGCCACCGCTGGCCGCCGTTCTTGGTGGCCTTGCCCTGGCCTACCTTCTTGACCACCATACCGCCGCGCCATGCGCAGTCCTTGGCCGGCCTTGAAGCCATCACCTCGCCAAACGCGCTAGGAGCCGCCGTGACTGGCTCCGACGCCTTCGGCGATACCGGAGCCGCCTTCGGAGCCGGAATCGATCGTGGAGCCTCCTGCTGCGTCTGGCGGGCTGCTGGTGCTGGCGCAGTCTTGCGCGGCTCAAACTTGGTGTCATCCCGCTTATCCATCTCGGACTCCTCCTCGCGAGGCACCATGAGCAAATCACGCAGGAAGTAGTTCAATGAGGCCGTAAGCGCCGAAGCAAGCGCCTTATCGACCGGACGGCCCTTCTCCGGGATCGCCACCCAGCCGACCTCGTCGGTCACGCTCTCGCCGCTGGCAGGGCATGACAGGATGAACTGGCTCTTGACGATGCCGCCATCGGCGGTGCCTTCAAACGTCCAGCCGGAACGGCGCAGGACGAGGCCGGCGCTGTGCAGCGCGGCCCTGCACGCACCGATCATCGCCTCGCTGCTCGTGTAGGCGTAGTGGTGGAAGCTGTTCTTCGAGTCCTTGCCCACGCTGGGCAGGGCGCTTTGTGCGGCCAGCAACGCGCTGGCAAGTGATGTCTTGGGTTCAGGCATGTGTATCTCCATTGCGCGGTATTGCGCGGAGGCACACTAATGCACCATCGCACCGCTGTCAACACCCATATTCCACAATCTTGCTAGATTCTAGTGGGCGCAATGGATGTGTCCGAAATGTGTCCGGATAGCCGCTTGACATATTGTGACACGGCGTTACATTGGTCGTGCGCAATTCCGCGCAGGAGACACAACATGCCGACCGTATCGAAATTGATTGAGCAGGAGAAGCGCGCCGCCGACCTGGCTCGCAAGATTTGGGAGCGAGCTGCTATTACGCCCGCGCAGTTGGAGGCCGCGTTCGTTCTGGTGGCTGCCGACCGGATCGCCGACGAAGCCTATGGCCGCCTGTCCGCTGTCAGGGCCGGCACGATCCTCGGAGATATCGCCGACGCCGAGGATGCCTGCGATGCCGCGCAGGATGCTGCTGCGCTGGCTGCCGATCAGTTCATCAAGTTGTGCGGGAGCCTCGAGGTGCAGCCATGAAGACCGTTCCGCGATGGACAGATCGTGATAGGAGCAAGGACTACAGCCCGCGCATAAAGGCGCATGCTCCAGCACTCACGATGGAGGAGGTCGCGACGCTGCTCAATCTGACGGAGGAGCAGGTCTATCACGCGCACGCAAACGCGATCAAGAAATTGCGTGCCGCACTCACATCATTCGGCTACCACAAGGAGACCAACCGATGACGCCCGAACAGGAACAGCGGCTGACCGCCGCATTCACAGACGAAGTGTTCTTCACGTTGCCAGAGCATGCGCAGGTCATCGTTGAGGAACTGCACCTGCATCGGAGATACCTGCACCAGTTCGACTGGCGCACCAAGTTTGAACACATCTACAAGCGCGAGGACCGCGAGCAATTCCGCGACGGCCTCGAGGAAGACATCGCGAACTACGAGCGCCAGTTCAAGGCCGAGGTTCTTCCGCTGCTGGAGGCCCGAGCATGACGTACCGTGAGACAAGTCGGATCGCATACCAGGCGACCAACATCGGAGAAATCGCGCAGCGTGTGCTGGAGTTCGTGCAGAGCGCCGGCCAGCACGGCGCGACATGCGACGAGGCGATGGCGACGCTGGGCCTGACGCACCAGTCAGCCAGCCCGAGGTTCACGGACCTCGAGCAGCGCGGCCTGATCGTTCGCACCCAGAACAAGCGCAATACGCGCAGCGGGAATCCAGCCGCGATCTACGTCTATCAGGAATTTCCGAATCTGTTCTCAAGTGCCAAGCCCGGCAGGACCGATGCATTCCGTGCGGTGATTAGTGCGGCAATCGACGCACGACGCACCGGGAACTGGAATGCCTTCGACCTGGCATTTGGCGCGTTGCCTGATTCCGAGCGGAGGCGAATCTAATGGAGACCACCATGCTGCACCTGCACCTGTCTGATACGGAAGCTCGATTCCTGCGAGACCGCCTGCGCCTGATCGTGATGAACGAGCGCGGACCCGACGCGATCATGGCCGAGAACGTGCTGACCTCTATGGATGAGCGCATCCCGCACCGGCGAAACCACGACGTATTTGCTGACCTGTTCCCGGAAGGTAGGGAGTGATCGCTGCCTAGCGCGAGTCCCAATGAAAGGAACCTTACAATGACACGCACAATGACACCCACCCAAACCGCGCACGACATCCTCGGAACCATCCCGGTTGCAGGCGAGTCCGCTGGATCTGTCCAGATCATTTCTATCCGCACGATTTCCAGCCTCCGGCAGGCGATCAGCAACGCGCTGGACGAGGAAGAGTGCCTGCATCGACTGCTGGCCCGGTGCCGTGGTCTCGCCTACCAGAACGTGATACGGTGCCAAGTTCAGGCCGATGCCGACGCCGCGATGGAAGGCACAGTTCATCCGCGCAGCGAGGATGCGCTGTTGCAGGCTCGCGAACTGTTGGCGTCACTTGACGCCAGACTGGGAGTCGAGAATGATTGACTGGATCATCATCCCGGTACTGCTGTTGATGGCCGCCGGCATGTTCTGGCTCAACCACAAGATTGAGGCGAAGATGCGTGTCGCCACGCCAGGCAGCCCAGCATCAAAGATTCAGCAGGAGCGCGTAGTACCGTGGCACAACCGGAACCTGCCGTGGGATGCCACCCACATTGCATGGATCATGCTCGGCGATGGCGACATGGGCCGCGTCCATAGTCTGTACCTGCAATCCATCCAGTCGTTCCGCGAGGAATCCGATGAGGCTGATTCACCCATCGGGCCAATCATCACCCGGTCAATTGAGATGGAGATGGACATTCTCGACCGTGGATGCAATGCCGCTACCGAGATCATGTATGCGATCGCCCGTATCGACAAGCAGGGCAACGAGACCTGGCTATCGCGCGATGGATCGTGGGTTGCGCGGTGGAGCGCAGAATCTGATATCCAGAACATCTTCGGCGATGCACGCACCGTAACTCTGTAGAATCGCCTGATCGGTGCAGGCATGCACTGGTCTCCAAGGCTCCCGGCTGATTTCCGTCAGTCGGGAGTTTTTTCTTACGCTATAGGCATGGCAAGGATGCCTAGACCCAAACCTCCAGCTGATCTAATGGTCACGCTCGAGCGCACAGCAACCCAACTCCGCGAGCAGCACATGGACGCGCTCGCAGGCGAAGTCGAGGCCGTATTTGAAGCCTTGCGATCCATGCTTGAGCTGACGAAATATGGTGACTGCATCTGGGCAGACGAGATCCGCAACATGCTGAACATCAGGCACCGTATGCCGGCGCGGCGCGGTACCAGTCTGGACCCGATGCGGCAGGACAGAATCCACCACCGCCTAGGCCGCAAATAAAACGCCCGACGCTTTCGCAATCGGGCGGGCCAGAGGAGGCCAAGACATGGACGCAGCCGCTAGGCCACGCCCATGCGGGTCACTTGTTGAACGGCAGCTTCGCCCAGATCCACTTCCAGAGCGGCTGCCCGATGAGAGCGCCGGCGACGAAAACGACGATGGTGAAGAAGCCAGTACCGAGAGCGTTGCGGATTGCGTCCATAGATGAGGTTCCTTTCGTGGGTGAGATTATAGCGACTGCTTGGTAGCTCTACGCCAGGCGGCGTCGAACTCCGCATCCTGCGCCCGCATGGCAGCAATGGCCTCCCTCGTAGTCTCTGGCCGCGCGTCATCGACTGCGGCGGCGAGTAATGAAGCCGCACGGGCTTTGGGCTTGGGAATCCAGCCCAGAGCGGCCCGGACGGCACCGAGGATGCCGGATGCCGTCAGCAGCCACACGGCGGCGGCTCCGGCGGCGGCGATGGCGACCCACTTCAGGGTGGCCCAAATTGGCGAAACCTTGTCCGTCACACCGGGCAAGGCGGTATGTATTTCCGCCACGCCATGACGAATCTGCATGGCTTCCGTAGCGATGCTGGCCGCGTCGGAAATCGTGTCCGGCTCGGATGACCGCTCACCGATGCGGATAGCAAGCGCGTGGATGTTGCTGGCACGGTCGCTGATCCCGTTGGCCTCGACCGCGATCCGCTCGGATGCGGAGCAGCCGACGAGGAGCAGGACAGCCAGCCACCTCACGCCCATACGCGCATCGGCACAGCAGGCGGCGGGTCAAGGATCGGCAACTCCGCCAGCACCTCCGGCGGCAGTTCACCCGCCACTCGCAGGTTCGCGTGGAAGCGGTTGTCGGTCACAGGCTCCTCGTCCACGATGCGAGTGACCGGGCCGATCCAGCCAAGATCCAGCCGGATGCCGTTGTAGTCGATCACCGTGCCGTCGATGATCTGCCCGTCCACCGTTGGGATCGTGATGCCTGCCGCGAGGAATGCGTTAGCCATCGCGGCCTCGGTGTTTGCTCGGAGGTAGTAGTCGGTCATGCTGTGAGGCTCTGAAGGGTTGCGTTCGGGAGACGGGTGGGCCAATACTTGAACACAGCGATTGGGCCGAAGTTATAGGCAGCAGCGTTGACAGCACTTCCACCAAGACTCACTCTCGTGAGAGATGATGCAACGGCTCCGTTAGTGTCGGTTGCCACCGCTCCACCATTCACGGATACCGCGAAGTCATTGGCTGCATATGCGGCACAGACCCGACCCGCGCTTGGTGCTGTAGAACCAATTTGTGCGGTGAATGAGCCGCCAGCAAACACGTTGAACGCAATACCAGAACCCTCGAACATCTGATTGTTGCTGCCGCTGGCCGGTAGGAAGGTGTATGCGCGATTCGATCCAGTGTTGATGCGGTCGCCGTAACGGATCAAGATGGTGCCAGCGGAAGCGTTGAATCCAAAAGCGGTGCTGATGTTGTCGATCAAGCAATCATCCGCCGCCCGCTGCACGGTGCTTGCGACCGTAGGGATGTACGAGGATGCGCCGGAGCCTGCTTCGACCTGTACATGGCTGAATCGCACCGAGGCATCCGCCGAAACACCGGTTCCGGCTGCGGTTCCAATCCCAATACGAAGTGTGCCGTTTCCAGCAGTTGCTCCAACAGTAACCGTGAATGAAATTCTGCCAGCACTTGGATTTATAACCGTGTTTGACGATGCTCCAGATGGAAGCGCAGTCATATACGCAAACGTCGCAACCGTTCCGGTAATGGCTTCTACGTATGCAGATACCGTGTATGTGGTGTTTGCTGCAAGCGCGATGATCTGTTCCAAAAAGTCACGCTGGCCGATAGCCGTTGCAGAAATGCTCCACGCTAGTTGTCCCGGGAATGTCGTTGAACTAACAGACGCAACTGTGCATTGGCTAAATGCTCGCGTGTAACTCGTAGGCTGTACACTAGTAAATGCCATGCTTCCATTGAGGCAAAGATTAATCGCACTACTCTCAATCAGCAGCCCGCGAGGCGCAAGCGTGTTCGGGTTGTAGTCGAAGCGAGGGACATTCGTGCCAGCCGTTGTCAACAGCCCGCTGCTGTTGATGTAGGTGCTAGTCGTGCTGCTGCGCGTGAACGTGAACCGAGAGTCCAGAGAACTCATCGCCGTGAAGTCCAGCGAGAGCGTGGAGCCGTCGCCAAGCGAAATCAATGACACCATCTGCTCCATAGCACCACGGCGCATCGGTCGGCGGAATCTGCCTACGTCGTACCGCATCAGTGCCTCCGATCAGAGGAATGCGTAGAAGCAGCCCATCGTGCCCGTGGACGATTCAACCTGGATCGTGACGTACTGCACTCCGATGGTGTCAAGCACCACGCAGGCCGGAGGCGTGCCTGCGGCAGCTGCCGTGCC